AATACATCAATAATATATCAATATCCATCATCAGATTTTTCGTAATCAGAAATCAAGATGTTTCTTTCGTAAGGAGTAAATTGTTCGTAATTCCAATCATTTTCTTCTTCGTTGAAATAGTTGAAACTGTAGTTGAGGTGTCCATCAAGTTTTACAATCATACCGCGTTCTTTATTCAAATACGGAATAGAATAATAATAAAAGCACGACGACGCGTCGTATAGTTGTGTGGTTTCTGTATTCCAAGGATAATATATTTTAGACGCGAGTGGTTCTTTGAAGAACGGATAAATGACGCCATTCAAAGAAACATATGCTCGGTGGAAAAATGGTGTATCATCGTGGAATGGATTTTCGCAAGAGTTTTCTTCAATAAATGCGCAATCATAACCCCCTTTTCCATTTTCAAAGTGATAATAAATATAACTGTATGTTTCATTATAGTGATAAATACTTGTTACGGGAAATTCGAATTTCATACCCCAACGCAATTTTTTGACGAATGTGTCGAGTTCTTCCAGGTTTGGTTCCTCTAATGTCCAATCTTTTTTATAAGCGTTTTCAATGCAAGGCTCTACCAAAAATCCGCAAAATTCTGGGGGATTACGCAATTTATATTCCAATCTATATTTCAAATCGCCAAATTGTTTTTTATATGAATTGCTGAAAAACCAACGAGTCTCATAAGTGTTTGAAAACTTGTTCCATTTTAATTGAAAATATTTCTTATCTTGGTTCATTATAGATGCCTTTTTTATAAGCTCATTGATAATATTAATAGGGAGGACAGGAGCTATCATTTTTTAACAATTACGATTGCTTTTATGATGTTGTTTTATATTAATTTTAAATTATAAATTGTTCATCAATTTTTAATTTAAAGAAAACTTTTTTCAAAAAAAATCGCGTGTGGTTCAACGCCCAGTCCACACTTTTATGAGTGGTTTACTAGGTTTTTGTTTGTTTGTTAATTTTTTCCAATATTCATTCCATGTAAACCCCCAAGGTCCATAAGTTTGTATACTTCCCAACAATGATTTAATTTGAATAAGTTCTTTAATTTCATTATAAAATATAGCACACATTATTCTCTCTAAGCAACATCTATCTTCCCTATTTTTTACAACTTTCAATAGATTAAATATTGCATATTTATTTTGTAATGTCTCCAAAAAATGATAATTTATATAACTTTGAACGCCAAAACAACCAAAAGAATCTTTTTTATTATTAAATGAAAGCACATCATATTTATTTGTTCCAATAATTTTTTTTTGAATATAATAATTGTTTTTTAAAAATTGTAACAATCTCAGAGAATTTGGAAGATTCTCTGATTTTTCTTCAGAAAAGTGCCAAAGAGGTAGAACCGGGAAAGGAATCCTTGAAAAATTTATTTTACTTTGAAAAAATACACTATCGTGAATTATAACCGCATTATCAAAATAATTATTTTTATAATAATAATAATAAGGTAGCAATTCACCTCTTCCGGGAAATTCAGACTGAACATATTCAACATTTTTATATTCGTATTCTGACTTTAAAAAACTCTTATTACTATTATCGTCTATGACAACAATTTTATAGTTTTCGGGGGAATAGAAATGGCGAATACATTGGACACAATGATTCCAATAATTATTTGTTATTACCGAATTAACATGTCTTGTAATTATGAAACCATAAGACATTTGATATAATTTATATTTTAATAATATTTTTATTTTTACAGTTTAACTCCTAAATTAGGCATATCATCAATATTAATAATTTTTTCACAATATGATTTAGGAATATCTTTTTTTCCAATTTGAAAGATATTAAACTCTTTTCTTTCCAATTGCGCTTGTGGTGTGTGGTTGTGAACATATCGTGCAATCATTTTATACAACTTGAAATCAGGATATCTTTCCATTCCGTTATTTTTATACAAAATATTAATGCCAGAATCGTCTAAACACCATTCATACACTAAACGAACAACTGGAGTACATTTATTTAAATCTGACACATCATCCAAATCTTCTATTACATAATCAAAAATGGAGCAAGCAAGTCGGCATAAATCAAAACTATAATTAGGTTCTAAACGCGGCTTCTTTTCATTAAAATAAGGTTCTGTGTTATATTGAGTAGCTGCATCCGCGCCAGGTTGAAAACTATCACTACAAAACAGTTTTCCATCAAACTTATAAATACTTCTTCCAAAATCAATAATTTTGAAAATTCTACCAAAGGTGGGAACTCTATAATACTTTTTATTGTAAGAATAGTAAATGTATTTTTTGTCGGTTTCTATATACATAACATTATTGGTATGCAAATCGTTGTGCGTAAATGAAAAACATTTTTGATAAGTTATTAAAATCATAATTATTTGCATAAAAATGGATAACCATTCTTCTTCTGACAAATTTTCATTAATAATTAAATAATCAAATGTGTTTTTACAGTTTTCCATACAAATTATATTTACAGGAAATCTGGGTATAACTACTTCTACACTCTGCTCTTCTGAACTGCTTCCGCTACTATCGCTATTGCTATTATTATCACTGGATGTTTCCCAATCAGATGAATGAATATCATCATTATTTTCATGTGATTCATTGTTGTCGCATTTAGAGCAATTATTGTCTGATGTATGAGAAGTTCTTGAGGAACAAGTAGAACCTGATTTAATTGTAGTTGTTTTATGATCTGAAAATTCTTTTAAATTTGTCATATCAATAAGTTCAAGCGTATGTTCTCTCAAATTATCTTCTGTTAATGTTTGCAAAGATGAAGAGAATATGTCTTCATACAAATTTTCATTTATAGATTGAACAGAGAGGATAGATTTATTTGAGTAATTATGTTCAATTTTGATAGGCGCTAATTCATTTGATTTTTCATTATCATTCAATACAAAACTGTAATCTTCTATTTTAAAGGCAATATTTTTGTTTTTATTAAAAAAATCAGATTGATTCAAATATTCAATGTCATCAATAACATTTAATTTGAAATTTTGTTTAATTCCTAAATAAGAACCATAAAAATCCACACCATTTACAAATTGATAATTATGAATTAGTTTGCTGGATAAAAATGAAAAGAATGAATCAACATAAGAAGAGTTGTTTTCATCAATCAACTTTGGGTGCACTGAAGAAATAGCGTTATTCAATTTAGGCAATGTATACAATGCTTCATCATTTATATTGTATTTTCCAATTAGGAATTTAAATGGATCAATAAGAGGTGCAAATTTTAAGAATACTTCCTTTTCCATTGCTTTTTCGGAATCAATACTTTTAATAGAACATTTATACAAATTATCATTAATTTCTAAAGAATCATCAATGTTGTAAATATAATGTTTGTTGTTTAAATTAATAGAATTGTAATTTGATGGTGTCAATGAAAAAAATTTGTTGAATATAGGACTGTAATTTTGAAGAGAAGAGAAGGATAAGTTCTTCTTTTCTTGAAAGCTTTTGAAAAGCTCGCTATTCTTTCGCTTTTCATAGTTAATCATCAACTGATTTCTTGTCATTAGCTAAATAATATATAAATTATATTAAAATTTAACTCACAACAAAATATTTTTTCATTTAGAAAATTTCAAGGTTTTTCTAAATGAATCAATTGGCAAAATATGTGTAAAATGTGTAAAATTCTATAAATTTTTTTATTGAATTATTTAAAAAATACTATGACTCTGGAGTTGAAAAAATTTGATATGAAAACAATCAGTTTCAAACCAAATGAGTCCAAAGGCCCTGTTGTTGTATTAATCGGACGCCGTGACACCGGTAAATCTTTTCTTGTCCGTGATCTACTCTTTTATCATCAGGACATTCCAATTGGCGTTGTTGTTGCTGGTACTGAAGAAGGCAATGGTTTCTATGGAAAAATGGTGCCTAAATTATTTATTCACAATGAGTACAATACTGCAATTGTTGAGAATATTCTAAAGCGACAAAAATCGGTTTTGAAACAAATTAAAAAAGAGATGGAGAATTTTAAACGCACTACAATCGATCCGCGTGCATTCGTAATTCTTGATGATTGTTTGTATGATGGTACATGGACTCGCGATAAAATGATGCGATTACTTTTTATGAACGGGAGACATTGGAAGATAATGTTAATCATAACAATGCAATATCCTTTGGGTATACCACCC